CACATAGCACGACCGATGGCCTGCTTCGTCACGTCTATGAGGACAGTGACCGCATATAGATTCATCAAGTCCAGATATGACTGCTTCATGTGGATGTACATCCTTCATGAGTATCCATGTCTGTAACATGTCACCAGTTTTCGGATTGTTCGACCGATTCCACAGCCCAGTGACCACGACGATTATTGAACCGCCGTCCCAGTGGCTGGGACCGTCGTATACTACTATGCCATTCACCGTAAGTTTCTCTCTAGTCTGAGTTCTCTAGTCTCTTTCGCAGAATCTGCGATTCCGGGTGAGGGGCCTACACGCAGTAGACCTACCTCAACCCGGAGTACATTGTACCACACGTATCCCGTCAACTACCTGCGCAGGAAGCATCGCTTCATTCGACACGCACCCGCGCAAGATCAAGGATGCCCTCAATGGACATGCTGAGATCAGGGTCGTGGAACTTCTTCTTCACGAAGAAATCCACCTCATGCTCAGGAGTTGCAGCGGGAATCCACATGACACGACAGCCTCGCAGCGTCGTGTATGTTTGACCGTCATTCAATACCATTACTTGAATCTGATTGATATTCATTAGAGAGCCTCCACTTCGGTGTCTTTAGTGTGGGATTTCAAGGCACTGAAGATCGGGAACAGGTTGTCACGGATGAACTCCATGTCAGAGATGTTTGATATCTCCCGCATGGCTTCTGGTTCCACTTGTTTCAAGGACTCAATGGCAATATATAATGCCTGCCCCAAGATGTAGTTACCTCGTGGGGTATTAGCGAACTCCGCTGCCTTCTCTTTATCACTACTCATCGGAATCTCCTTCTTCTAAACTTTCATCTTCCCGCATATCTACGAGATACTCGGGATCATCGGAACAGCGACCGCCACGTAGGGACAGGTCATCCATGTCCCGCATATCTTCACGAGGCGTGGGCTGTAGTTCTGGTCTGTAGTCATCATGATTGAATGGCATTGCCGCACTCCTGTTCTTCGAAAAAGTTACCGTCACAACAGTGCGTAACAAAACAGGGAACACACACTACGACATCCCCGTTGTCCTGATCGACATCTACCATGATCTGTGCTGCGCCCTCGTGAAAATCCTTGCCGCAGCAAAAGCATTGTTGTTCAATGGTCATCTCTAGCCTCTCTTTCTGCAATAGTGTGACCTGTACATATGAGACTTACAAAGTCTTCATGCATCTCTGGAATATCCCCCGCATTTATTTTCTCTACACTCTCCGCATCCGCAGAGATCTCATACTTGTGACCAGTGACAGCGCACTGTCCAAGGAGAACGGTGAAACTTCCGTTTCTGATCATAGTGAATATAGGCATCTCAATCTTCTTTCGCAGACTCTGCGATTTCATTCGATAAGTAAAGCAGGCTAGAGCAGGGCGAGACCGCATAGCGGTAGGATCCTCGCCCCACTCCAACCACATCCACCAGACTAGAGTCTGAGAGCAGTTTATACTGACATACTCAGGTCAGGCACGGAGGAGTGCAACGTCTAAATAGAAAACCAACCCACGGACATAGACTTCCTCCGTGGGTCGGACGTGTAAGATCAGAACGGGACGCCCCCGTCATCGTGAACTTTGAGGATGTCATCCTCCGTGATCTCAATCTTAGAAGTACCCTGCCCAATCGAGACGACAGGATCATTCAGCACGGGTGCGGAAGACAGCGAGTTTGGATGCTCCGCATCGTACAGCAACACCTTGCCTTGCGGCATCTGTTCGACGACCGCACGCAGGTGCGTCATCTCGGCATCAATCTCAGAGACTGAGTTTGACTTCTGAATCGAAGCGAGAGCATTGACCGCCGCATAAAGCAGCACGTCCAAACGCTCCTTACAGTTTCCATAGCGCGCCATAGCACACCTCCTAGAGACAATCGCAGAGTCTGCGAAAGTATATCTGCGGCAAACACAACAAGTGCCTACCTCCACGGGCATATTGTACCATGCAAATGTCGTCAGACTGGTGCGCCGTATCAACACCAACAGCGAACAGGACGTTAGCAACCCTATGGATGTACCTCTGAGAGTCTCGTTTGATGACGATGAACGTACTATCACGCGAAAAAAATCTGGTGCGGTAGCCTAGTGACTGGGACGCTAGTGCAAGTGTTCCATCGGAAATCGCAGATCCTGCGAAAGCGGGCTATAAAAAAACCCCCACCCTTCCGAAGAAGGGCAGGGGTAGTTGGTTACGCCTTCAGTGCTGCATCAATCGCAAGTTTCGCGGCCCGTGCCAAGTCTGCACGGATCTTTACATCGCTAACCTTGGCGAGATTCTTGCAGGCACGATCGAGGTACTCGTTGAATCGTCCGGTAGGCGTCGACATTTTTGTCTCTGTCTTTGCCTTCCGATCCAGTTCACGAGCCTCTTCAGTCACCAAGGCTTCCGGAGTCAATCCGTCGACCTCGCAACGTCGGCCTCGCTTCGCGTCCGCGATCGTGTCGCCATCATAGTCGGCGAGGTCTCGCATCAGCATCGCACGCTCGGCTCCAGTGTTCCCGAAGTCTTCATCATCAATCTTCAGGCCACGGGTTAAACTCGTCGCAACAGATACGACAGTCACCGGCTCCGACCCGTCAAGAGTCAAGGCAAGGTTGAGTTCGTACATGCGACACCAGTCACGGATGGTCGCGGCAGACACTTGCGGCCAATGGTCTTCCCCGAATCGGGTCGCACCACGAGCCCCGTAGGCTCCGGCGTCGGATCCATCCGGTCCAACCTTGCGAAGAATCTGCCAGTATCCGTCGGACATGATCTTGCCGACAACCTCGCTGCAAGCATACCCTGCACGATCACGGACGCCGATGGCCTTGTCGACCTTGGCATCCTCGCTCATGTATGCATCCACCAGCACGCTGGCTTTCTTCATCAGACCGTTGAACTCTGCGGTCGCTTCGGCCTTGACCTTGGCGACGGTAGGATTCTCGGTCACGTTACTTTGAATACTCATCGGTATTCCTTTCAATGAGAAACTTAGTGTTGTGGAATCGCAGACTCTGCGATTCCCTGTGGATCAAGAGGAATGATGCGGACGCGATCCTGCTGCTCACTCCGACGCCGCCACCCAATGACTTGGACGGTGACGCTTGCATGACTTTCTTTCCCCGACTGTCCGCCTTGGTCGCGGCCCTGCTTGCAGCCTGTCGCTGTCTCCGTCGGGTACTCCGTGCCTTCCTTGATCCACGTACATGTTACCACAAGCATGCCGTCGGATGGTGATTCGATCGGCATCGGGTCGCAATAGAATCGCACCAGCGCGAAACAAACACCCCCTGAGACGCAAGGCGACAGGATCACAATCGCAGACTCTGCGAAAATGACCGGGATGGGTTGCAGGATCCCCCGCGAGCCCATCGGGCGCAGGCAGATCGCGGGTTTGTGGTTTCGGTCGTGGCTTGCAGCAGGGGGGCCACGGGGACAAGGTCAACAATGATTTCTTTCTTATACCGTCTCAGATTTTTATGCCAAACATCCGGGTCAGTGCAATAAGAGACCCCCGAGCCACAGACCAATTAAAAGCCCCAGTAACGAGGCAAGTATCTGGATATCAATAGGTAATCTCTCGGAGGCTTTATCTCTTCCCCATAAGGATCGCTAAGGCACTACGGCTCTTTGCGGGTCTACGAGCGGCTTTACGACGCCCCTTCTTCCTAAGACCCTTCTTGCCGCCTCTATAGTGCTTATCCTCTTTACCATATACAGGATCTCCTCGCTCATCCGTTCCTGTTTGTACTGTTTTTGTTGATCGTGGCACTGGATCACTTTCCTTTCTTTTCTGTTGAATATAGATGCTTAACAAGTCTCTGAGCCATTCTAGAGTCCTTAGTGTCCGCCTTAAGCGACCACTTATCCCCGTGCTTAATATAGACTTTCTTTCCAACCGCTTTATACGGCATCACCTAGTTCCTTTCCGTCTGTTGGTGTGTCTACTGACAATCCTAAGATTACCCCTAGCATTCCCTCCGCCATTCCTGAGGGATCTCCTGTGGTCTACTTCCCTCTTATCGCCCTTCTTTAGGCCCACCTTACGGCGAGCCCTATTGACTGCGGCACGTCTCTTTCGAGGTGCGGCTTTACCGTGGAAGTCTCTATATTCCTTCTTGTAATCTCTAGGCATCTTTAGTCACCATGAAGGGCCTGCCGTCTTTGAAGATCAGTCCAATGTGTTCGTCTACGACTACATCCGGCTTACACCGTCCAGATAAGAAGTCAGCACAGTCCTCTGGATGCCCACAGCACTCTTCTTCATCTACGTCCCTGTCAAGACTTACCCGTTCCTTATCCATCCGTATATTCCCTATGTTGTGTAGAACATGTATCTTTAGACCCCACTACTTCACCAAGATCCCTGAGGCCCCCCTTACCCCCCACAGGAGAGATAAGGAGAACCAGACCTAGGTGATTTTCACCTGAGTCCCGTCGGCCCCGGATACGCTATGTATCCATAAGTCACCCATATCGACCGAACGGACTTACATCCACTTTAAGGGCTGGGGCTTACGGCCAATTGAGTGGGCTGCGAACTTTTCTAGTTCTTCTCGTTGTTTTCGGTCTTTCCTGTTCTGGATTTGTGTGTCTACATCTTGAGCCATCTGCTCTGCCCAGTACCCCACAGCCATGCTCAGGACATCCAGACGGTCATCGTGGGCCAAGGCTCCCTTGTCGCGGGTTATACGACTCATCTGGTACATCATCTGGTATCTCAGGGCTTTCTCTGGAGGCAGACCCTTGGTGCTGTCAAAGTCCTTCTCAATGACGCTACGGTTAATAATGAGCCTGTGGCTGTTCATGGGAGGCTCTAGCGTGTCACAGATCCTGCGTTCCTTCTGAATGCTGTGCTTGATCTCCTCACAGGTACACCTGTATATCTTCCCAAGTATGGGTTTCAGCAACTGGGAGAACATCCCGTCCCCGAAGTTGCTCTCGACGAGGATCAAGTTGACCTCTTGCTCCTTGGCAACCATAGCCAGCCGCTTCAGTGTGTCCTCTGAGTACCCACCCGGCAGACCCCCGGCGTCGGTAACGAACAAGAACCCGTTAAGAATCTTCACCACAGCGTATGCCGTCTCGTCCGCCCCCCGGCCCGAGGGGTCTATAGCCATCACTGAGCCAGTGTACGGAGCCCATGTTCCCTCACCTAGCGTCACAGGCCCGTAGAAGCGATCTCCGGGCAAGCCTACGTTGGGCAGGTCTTGGACCATGTTTTCCGCTGAAGCCGCCCAGATGGGCTTCTCCGGCCCCTCACGGGGATTCAGAGACATGACCACCAAGTCAGACAGCCTGAGCGGGTATCTGTCGGCATCTGACAGGCTAGGATCGAGCATGAACTGTAGGGCGAACCCTGTCCTGCCGTAGGAAGCCTCACGCTCCATCAGGTCTTGTGCGTCGAACCTCTTGGGGTCTGTGGGGTCGCCCTCTATGCTGTTGTCTTCCGCGATCTCTTCGATGATCTTAGGGGCCAGTAGATCACCGTAGCCCTTTATCTTAGCCTTGTGGGGGTAGCGTGCAGGCCATATGCGTGTCTTGAAGCCACGCTCAGGCATCGCTGCGTAGATACTGGACTCCGTCTGTGGGGTTCCTAGGAATACGATGTCGCCACCGGGCTTCAGGACAGCATCGAACTCCTTGCAGCACTCCCCTAGTTTGTCTCGCATGGTCTGAGTGGCGGAGTTGTTAAGAGACTCGATATCGTCTGCAACAATAAGATCAGCACGGCTCCCGGTTATCTGCGAGAAAATCCCCTTAGAGACTACTGAGGGGGCGTGGGAGGCTGGTGCTGGTGCGACATCGAAGGCAATCTTACTATTCCTCTGAGAATCAGAAGGTCTAAGGTGTTTCAGCATTGGCATCTCTGAAATAAGACGCAAGGTAAACGTACTGAAGTCATCTGACCGCTGTTTGGAAGCAGATACCACTAGAATGTTCTTAGAGGGGTCCATCATCAGTTCATAGCAGACGTAGGTGGAGGTGATCCACGACTTGCCGACGCCACGGAATGCTTGGATAACCCGACGCTTTGGTCCGTTCTGCACGTAGTTAGCGATGTCATACTGCACTGGGGTGGGGTCAGGAAGCCCAAGGTGATCCCACGCAATGTATAGGAAGTTCCGAAAGTCTCTTAGTTGCTCTTCCATCACTTACCTGTGCCGAGTTCGTATCTGGCTTGTCCCTTGCCGCCTTTACCCGTACCTCCGGGGCCTGCAAATACTCCGGCTTTAGGGTCATATGTCGAAGACATTTGGTTCATACCACCTCTTTGCTGCTCTCGCATCGCAAGCATCCTTCGCACTCGCTTCCGACGCTTGTAGTAGTCCTCAATTTCCTGCACGGGCTTCATTGAGTCTGGACGGTCCCCTACGACATCTGCGGTTTCGCTGACTCTCTCCGGGTCTGATCCATCGTCTTGAGGCCCTTGGCCCCCACCGCTACCGGGGATGATTTGCATTGGGAAACACATTATGCACTCTCCAGTTCCACGTTAAAGGGAAGGGATTTCGCAAGGTTCTCCAGTGGGTTACTCTGCTCTGCTACCCCGTCAATGCCGTTGTCCTTTAGAAAGGCACGGGCTACGTTCAGTTCCGCTGCATTAGCGTCCCCGGCTTCAATGCGCTTAAGCAGTTCTTCTGCTACCGCAATGTGTAGGTTACTTAGCGTCTTATCCACTGAATCGACCTCCAATAAAATTGATTAGTAACGTAATGGCTCCTGCGAGAGTCGCCGCTACTCCTAGAATCCACGACTTCGATTGCTCCAGTTCTCTGATTCTGGTGTCGTGGCGGCTTAGTTCTTCGTCGTGGGTCGCCTGTCTGGTTATTAGCGAGTCCATTTTACCTTCCAGACGACCCAAGGCGATTAGTATTTCGTTGTCCATTGGTATCATATTGCACTAAAGTCAACGATTGTTGCGGTTTTAGTCGTTGTGTTGACGCCTCCAGTCATGTTGCCCAGCGACATACCCGCTGGAGCAGAGTCCGACAGGACGTTGGTCCTATTGCCGTCTGTCCCCGAGAGTAACTGAAATATCTTGACGTGATCTCCTCCCGGCATTGTAGTAGTGAAGTATCCGGTAGCGTCAAGACATGACCGAATATTGACCGCAGTCACGTCGGCGTTGGTTTCTGCTTTGAAAGTAGGCGTAAGCGTTACCGTTGAGGACGTAGTAGTGGCACTCGCTGTGGCCCGAATTCTAAGTCCAGCACTGTTTAGGACTTCTCCGTAGGCAGCATCTAGACCGCCCGTGAAACTCACAGCAGTGCAGTTGGCAAGACCCTCAGTAATCGTGGTGTTTCCGGCAGTACCTCCGGTAGCCTGAGTTAGCGAGAGGCGTCCAGCACCGTTAAGGACGCCTGTGATCTTGTTTCCGTGGTTGGTAGGGTGGTTAATGGCTGCAAGTAGGTTAGCGGCTACTGCGGATTCTCCGCCTGCCCCTGAGCCAGTAAAGTCTCTGTCCTCACCAGATGCGTCCATAACCGATGTATAGGTGAGATCTGTCCCGTCAGTGGAGATGATCCTGATGGTTTCCCCGGTTGCTGGGAGTCCTGAGAATTCTACTCTTCCCGTAGCAACGGTCAAGAGATCTATGTTTGCGTGGTTAATGACGACCCAATCGCATGTTGCGGGCTCTGCGCCCATTGAGATCTTGATGGAGACATTGCCGTCAAGAGCAGACCCTGCTCCGTAGGCGTTCTGAGACAAGTAAAGGCGGGCTTCTCCGTCTGGAGGCGAGGGAATTACTGTTTCAGCGTCATTTGCGATCTTGATTCCGCCGTCGGTTTCTCTCGCCACAAACGCGACGCCGTCAGTGTCGCCGTCTCCGGTCATCAATCGGTTAACTCTAGTAGCCATTGTTTATTCCCTATTTAGAAAGTTAGTTCCAACCCCACACCTTTACGAGAGACTGCGCACCGCCGCCTGCTGTCGGATTTCCGCCGTCGTACGAGTCTATTAGAAATCCTCCCACCTCCGCTCCATCATTGTGGTAATAGGCTAAGTCTACGATCTGAATGACGCTAGAATCGTCGGGATGCCATGAGGTTCCCCATAGAATCAAGGGGTCGCCGGAAACATTGTGGTTCTTAATCTGAATTCGGGCGAACGTATCGACAGTATCGTTGCGGTCGGTCCACCTACTGAGGGTTATAAATTTCGGCGTGAGGGTCGCGCCAGATGTCCTGTGTGCGCCGTGGACGATGTGAGCGTCAATTGGGACTGCTGATTCAGTAGTATCCAAGATCCACATTGCTAGTACCGAGTTATTCGTATCTGTAGTTCGTATCTTGTCAATTACGATTTCGATATTGTTGTAGTT